CAACCATTTGTTGTGGTAAAGACTCAATAATTGACAGGCTGCTCTTGTGGATTTTAAAATTATCCAAGAGACTAGAGGCTATATCAATATCTTTAAAATTTAGTTTTATATCAACAGCATAAGGATAATAAGATTTTTCTGCTTCTCCGTATCTTTGTGCATCTTTGCCTAAAAATATATTTTCCATCTGTTGAATTTGTTCTTGACTTCTTTCGTTATATGAATTTCTAAGAACATAAGGGTTGTTGAAAAAAGAAGGAGAAGTTATATTATTATTAAATGCAAATAGATTTTCGTATTTATCGTTGTCTTCTATTCTTGTACTTAAATAAAAATTAGGCATCTCTATCTCACTTAAATCTGAATTAAAATCGTCATATATTGTTGAATTAAAATTAAATCTATCATAAAACTCATAATATGGTAATCCAGAAACTGATAAACCTCTAGCTTCCTCTGGTTCAAGAGGGCTAAAAATAACAGTATCATGATACAAGTAAGTTTTACCAACTTCAAAATAACCTTCGATCGATTCAATATCTGCAGGAAGGTTATCAAATTTTACGATTACTAATCTAGAAGGGGGAATAGAAGAAATAGTGTCGGATAAAATTGTAAAAGTACTGTCTCTTCTATCTTCAATATAATTTGGTTTTTCTGAGTTGCTTATTTTTGTTCCTTTGTACATTTTAATATCCTGTGTTGGAGGTTGATACTACGCCTATGTCTGTTGTGGTCTCTGTACTGCTTAAATCTTGATCTACGCCTTTCAAGGACATATTTGCTGTTGTAGATTGGAATACATAATTAGATTTTAAATAGATAAATGAAAGATCAGATTGTCTTTCAAATACTGGTAGAGGTACATCTACACTGTCGAAAGAATTTTGGTAATACCTTTCTGTTTCTCTAGATTGAGGTAATAATTCTAAATATTCAGAAAACGTCATGGGCTCTGAAGATAATATAAAATATTTATATCCTACATCATGTTTCGAAAATGCAATTCCTCTAAACTCATTTGCTAGCTCTGCCCCCAGATTAAAAATGTTTAAGCTATCAATTAATTTTTGCCCCATCCATATCTTTCCGAGAAAGAATTTATTTTCTTGAGTGACCAAATTTTCTATATCTGAATAAGTCATAATTATATCATCTCCATTTTGATCTAGAAAAGATATTTGTTTTAAATTAAAAAGTAAATTTTTAAACATTTTATGACATAAGATTGACCCCTTGTCATTTACAGCATGAGAGGTAATTTGGGTGAAACCATTAATATCATTAATTGAATTATATAAATTTATATTAAGACTTTCTGGATCAGAAGAGTCGAATATTTCGTCATAATATCTAAAAGGCCAGACAAGATTTGAAAACTGTCCGTATGCAGTATTATCATAAAGGTTACTCACATCAAAGAAAGCATAGGTTTGTTTTCCTAAATCTCGCAGATTTGACATGTGCATGATGGAGTACTGCTCTTCTTCTGTCTCCCCCTCATATTCTTCCAAGACGGTCTGAGGTTGCCCTGCTTCATCTACTTCTTCTGGTGTCATTTCATCTAGTGTTTCTACTACTGGCATTTAATTCTCCTAAAATGGTTCCATCTCTTGTGCTGGCTGCTCAATTTGCGGATCTTGTAATGATTCGGATGGATTCGGTTCTTGATCCGCAAGATTGTTATTTGGACCTAAAATTTCTGCTTCTTCTATGTCTTCATCTTCTTCTGCTTCACCGGGCTGCAACATCTTGAGATAAGAAGCATTGTTCAATAAATCATTATAATCTATTTCATGCAGAATGCCAAGAAGATTGTTCGTTTTTCTAATAAATCTTGGTAAAAATAATTGTTCATAACTAGGAAGAACACCTGTCGTTCCTGTTAGGTTTGAATTAGTTTTATTAAGCGAGTCAAGAATATCCCCAGGATCTATTATTCGTCTATTACCAAAGTAACTTAAATTACTCTCATAATTTTGTAATTGGATCACTCTTGTTCTTTCCTCAGTATGCACAGATGTTGATTGATTGTTTAAGCTACTAATTCTTTGCTTAAGACCATTCAACCATCCCGAATATTTATTGTAATAGTTTTTTAAAA